ACCTATTTCATCTTTTGTTTCAACCGATTCGGCTCCGTCATACTCATTGATTTTAAACTCAGTGCCTTCAGGTACCCAAGCAACTTCTAAGTCCATCATACCACCATCGTATATTTCGGGATACTTTAATGCCACATAAGTTTGTAGTTCATCAAACTTTTCGTCCAATACAAATTGTGCTATAGCAGGTTCAAAAATAAGTTCAGGCATTGTAGGGTTCCAAGTAAACCATCCTGCACCAAATCCCGGGCTATACAATACAGCCACTTTTCCATCTTTAATTAATTTGTTCATTTTATCTCCAAGCGTTCACTAATCCAATTAAACAAGTAACTATTGCTACCACGTTCACTACCAATTGCGGATTGTTCTTTACACGTATTGTCCAAGTCAAAAACATAATTGTACCTAATGTAAATGCTACAATGTTGTAGGGGTGTGCATCAGGTCCAATGGCATTACAGATATGGCCAACAATAATGAATACTGCCCCAACCCATTGTAATATATCGTTTAATTTCATTTTACTCCAAAATGTTCTGACAACCATTGTCTTGTGTGGAACCGTGCTATCAATTGATGACCACCTGGATCTAAAACATTCATACATTCCTTAACAATCAACTCGGCAAACTTTTCAATAGCCTGTTTATCATAATCATCCATTTCATCCCAGCATCCTTGTGCAGTTAGTCCTGAATGATACATCAAATCTTGAATTTTTTGATTCATTATTTTACTCCAAATGTGTTTAATGCTGGTTGCAATGTGTTAATCAATTCTGTCTCACGTGCGTGAGCAGGACGCTTACCACGAATAACTTCCAACTTACCAAATATAAAACGTTCAGCACCTCGCTCACGCAAGGCACGACTCAAACCCCAATTTTTGTTTTCTGTCAAGGCACGTTGCAAGTGTTTTTGCATACGACGGCGTAGTGTTAAAAACACATTACCTTTATATGACAATGCAGTTAAGCCGATGTAGTACTCAAGTGTTACAGTATCTTGGATGTAGTAAATCACTTGATTTCTATCAGTTCTACGCTTGCGGACGATTTTTGAGTTCATAGATGAATTATACATCAAAGCCCATTTATTGTCAAATATTGGCAAAAATCGCTAGAAGTGTATCAGTATAAGTTCCTGAATCCTCTAGCGATTTTGAAGCCCCTGAGGGGCAAAAATGAGTACTTTTGTTTGCAGAAAATGTAGTACTTTAGTGTACTACTTCCCCTACACTTGTATTCATATAAGTTTTGATTTCTTTGTTTAAGTCTTTTTGAGTATATCCCAAATCGGCTAATTCTTGTATTAATGCTACAAATAACCCGTGAGTGGCAATACCCGGAATATAATCTGGATCATCATTATCATTTTCAAATTCTTCTAATAATGGTAATAATGTTTCATATATAAAATCACAAGCTAATAATGCACTATTTTCTATTTGTTCTACTTCTTCACTAGTACTAACCATTTTAACTTCTTTTGCCATATTATTCACCTGATGTTTTAGTATATTCATAGTTAATGGTTTCTATATTCTCACGGAATATAATAGCACCATTTTTTAAATGAAATCTTCTAGCCATTTCTGTTTTGGGACTTAATGTCACAAATCTATTTACACTAGGATATTGCTCCTGAATACCTTTTACCGCTTGAATTAATAAATCACGACCTTTACCGGCTTTATAACTCCATATAGTATAGAATACTGCTGTAGTCGGAACCTCGGATACTGTAGATAAATCATCAACTCCTGCCGGAACAAAATCGTGAAAACTAACACATACCATTGCATCTGGATTATCATCATTATCACTTAATGCCGCAACCATTCTACCATTACTTACTCTAAAATCAGTAGGTATTTCTGGTCTTACTGGGTCATCTTTAATAAAGTTTAATAGTTTGTGTGTTAGGTCTGTGATGAAGTGAAGCATTTTAATCCTTGGTGTAGTGTTAATCATATTTAGCACAAATTTAATAATATGCTATTATTTATGATGTTTTAATGACCGACTAAATATGTACATATGAGCCAGGACTTAATAAAAGTAATAGAGTCAATTGATATTGTACCGTTGATAAAATTCTATTTTATGAATGAGGAAAAAATCCACTGGGCTATTCACGGGAATAAGGGAAGACAATCCGGTATTCAATATAAAGAAGGTGAAGATCCTTTTGAGGGGTCTGTGGGTAAAAGTAAAGGTAATGAATTATTACACGATATATTAAATCCATTGTATAAAGATAGTGTTTTTGAAACTATAATTTCCAAATACAAATTATACAGAAGTAGATTTATGTGGGTGAATCCTATGTCTTGTTATAGCTTACATAAAGATTCTACTCCTAGAATTCACATTCCATTAATAACTAACCCATCCTGTTATTTTATTTTTAAAGAAAATAGTACACCTGAAGGAATAATTCAGCATCTACCAATTGGATCAGTATATTGGACTAATACTACGGTTCCTCATACATTTATAAATTGCTCAGACTTACCTAGACTGCACCTTGTAGGTGTAGTGAAAAAATAAATTATGTTAATAGAATATCTCCCAACCTCAGATTATTTTTCTAATTTTTTAGAATGGAATACTGAACAAACAATATTAGATTTTGGTAGTAACTGCGGAAATTTATTACGCAGTAACAAAGTAATTAATGATAGTCAATATACCGGTATTGATGTAGATAAACAATCAATAAAAGTAGGAAAAATAATTCATCCAAATGCCAATTGGATGTGGTATAACAGGTTTAATCCGGCATACAATCATACAGGAAACAATGAGTTACCTAATTTTAATAATACGTATGATATTATAATTAGCTATAGCGTATTTTCTCACACGACGGCTGATGATATGATAGAAATGATAAACCATTTGTTCAAACACTTAAATAACAATGGTAGTATATATTTTACCTATTGCAATATTGATAATAGAAAACTAGTTGAATGGTTTAGAAATAGAAGAACAGATTGTGATGAGGTACCCACTGATTGGGATTATGCGTATTTGACTGATAACAAACTAAGTGACGGATACCCGGCAAATAGGTGTGTTCATTTTGTATCATTTTATAAAAAAGATTGGATTACTAATTTGTTAAATAAATTTAATCCAGTATCATATCCTGCACCGGGTAGTAGATGGCAACAAGATTGTATGATTTTAACTAAAAAATAAACTATGGAAGATATTTTTGACACCCCATTTGATTCAATTAAAAATCCCTATGAATCGTTTTATCACGGATTGGTAAACAGTAAAATATGGCTATGTAGTGAATTAGAACACGCAATACATATTAAAAAAATGCATAATCCTGCATTACATATTCTAGCTTGTTGGCATAACTTATTAGCGTTTATGCTTATAACAAGAAGGCCAGGATTCTATGGTGTGATTCACGGTTATGATATTGACCCTGAGGCAATTGAAGTGGCAAATAAAATAACAAATACTTGGCAACACGATTATCCTAAAGTATACAATCAAGTATTGGATATTAACAATACTGACTTTTCTTCACACGGTACAGAATCGATATTCATTAACTGTAGTGTGGATCAGCTTGATAGCACTAAATGGTTTGAAACTATATCTAAAGGTAGAATGGTTTGTTTACAAGCAACTGATGTGAAAAATGCCAATGAGCCTTGGCTAGTTAAACAAACTACAAAAGATATCAACGAATTAAAAGAAAGATTTCAATTAAGTGAGGTGTTATATGAAGGTGTGAGAGAAGTAAACTACCACACACTTAAATATAATCGCTTTATGTTAATTGGTATTAAGTAGCATCTTTCATATAGTAAAGTTTACTATATAGTCCTAGTGTACCTTGATAAGGGTCACCCTGATTGAATGCAGATGAGTAGGCTGCTTTTAAATAATCCATGGCGTGGGTAAAGTTATTAACAGACTTCCATTTATCTTCTATAGCATAACGTATTAAGTCTTGAAAGACAGCTTCTTTTCCGTTATTTTTATACTTACTTGTACCGTTCTGGATACCTAATTTGATATTCCAAGCCGCACCTCTACCACTAGATATACAGAAATCATCATAGTACGGACTATGGCTATTTCCACAATAATCTTTCAAGAATTCATCTGTGATAATACTTGGTTTCTTAAACAATGTGTTTGAGTCCCTAACGGCAGTAGAAATAGTAAAGTGTGAGTCGCTGGGTGAGACAAATTTGCTATTAAGCAATGGGTCAAGCTGTATAGGATTATATTCTGCACCACCGTATGTCTTTTCAATGTGGTTCAATGTCATCCAGCTTTGTTTCAAATGAAGCTTAGGCATAGTTGGAGCATAATAGAATAACTCAATGTTTGGAATATCTGTAATAAATGTTTCCATTGTCTTATCCATGACACCACTGTAGTATTTTCCATCTTCTAGTACAATTCTGGGTTTATCAACACCCAAAATAACACCGTGACTAGGTTCATCTACGTGTAAAATTTGTCTGACATAATAACTATAGTTTGTGGGTTGAAAATAACCGTGTACTAATGCAGTTGCAGGTTTCTCTAACCAGTCATCTTTAAAATAGTTATCAAATTCTTCTGGTCCAACATCAACAGTAGTGACAGTTGTTTTTGGATATTTACGCAAGAAGTTATTAACCTGTGGATATATTAAACGAATCAGCTCATCTTGTCGTATATGATTAGTTTTTAAATTTAATAACACAATTTCATCTAATGGAATACCAAAATGATAGAAGCATTTAATTATATGATGACTATCACGCCCTGCACTATAGAATAGACTTAACTTTTTATATTGTTGGCGCAGTGTTATACAACGCTCATAACATAACTCGTCCCAAGATTCTATTGGTTCTTTAGTCCAATCTAATTGGTCATACTCTGCTTCATAAAAATAAAACTTGGGTTTTATTCCTAGTGTTGTGGCTGCACGCCAAGCGTCATACTGACTAGATGTTCGTTCTCCGTTAACGGTCCAGTGAGGTAAAAAATACATTATTTTCCTGAAAATTGTTTAACCATATTTACAATATCATTAGTTGATAAAAACACCGGATGTGAACTGTTGGCTTCTAATTTTCGGATAACATCTATGTCCTTACCACAAGTATGCATTGCTTTTATAAGCATATTACGTGTTTCTTTATCTAGTGAAGGTTGCACACTTACTATCAGTCCCAATCCAATGGGTAATTTAGCTAGCTTGGTGCTATAAGTTCCTATATTAGAATGATTGAACTTAGTAGCATATTCTTTATCAAATGTACTTGTCATAATTTGTATTCTATTAGCTTCTACTAATGGTCGTGCTCCAATAAATGTATCTACAAACATATCCAAGTTACCATTGACAACATCAGTTAAACCTTGCACACTAGATTTGTACGGCACTACTTGAAACTGTGCGTTCATTTCTTTAAAGATAATATCTGTTAAGAATATACCAGTCACTGACGGAGAACCTATATTAAGTATTCTTCCTTTATTTTCAGTAACCAACTCATCAAGTGATTTGTATTTACCTGCTTTAGCTACAAAGACTAACGGAGTGGAGTTCATATATACTATCGGATTAATATCTTCAAGTAAATCTACTCCGGGAAACTTACTTAATGTGTTTAAGCCAAAGTTACCTATAAGCAAATTAGTTATAAGGTCAGTATCACGTGCGGATTGTAGTGCTTTAAGCGCAACTAAACCCTCAGCTCCGGGTTTGTATTCTTTAAGAATAGAAATATTTTGTTTCTTTAAACAAGGTGCATATGTTTCTATACTTACATCTGTTCCAGAACCTGGGGTGGTGGGAAGAATGAACTTAAAAGTGTGTGTTTGGGCATTTGCTATCCCAAATGTTAATAAGAATAGTGTTATTAGTTTTTTCATTAAACTATTTATATAGAGATAAAGCTCACTTTAAATTTCCTAGTAGCGAATTAGTACGTTAAGCCAGCAGCCGGCTACACCACGGTAACGAGTACCGGTCCTAAGGTGTGTTCTTTACCAGAATGAAGTACTTTCATTCAATTCGTGTTTATCAAATCTAGCTAATCGTTTTAAAAAGTCATTAGTTTTTTCTGTGATGATACCGGTTAATTGATATGTCACTCTAGGATTATGTCCTGCATTTGCAGTAGAGTGCGGTAAGTTTTGCCAATCAAATGTTGTAACATCTCCGGCACGCCATTGTTGATGATTGTAATTACCATAACTCCAAAAATGACCTTGCTCCCAATCAGTCAACGCAACTTGAACACGCATAACCATCCAAGGCGTATCTGGTGCCCACTTCTCTAACTTATCTAAATGTAGGTTCCATACTTCACCGGGCATCTGAACGTGAATACGTTCCATACAATCAGCCAATGCAAACAACTCAGTAATCTTTTTTAAGTTAGGGGTTAGTTCCCAATTCAAATGCGTGATTTGATGATCTTTACCATAACCAAATCGTTCTAAGTCGTAATCTTCACTAGCTAGTTCAACTTCAGGTCTACTCTTACCTACTTTACCACGTGTGCGCCAGGTTGCAGGCTTTGCAGTCTCTACTGCGTGTTTAACATCTTCAGTATAGTCGGCAATAATTTTACCAAGCTTCATTACTTTATCGACCTGCGTATCATTTTTGAAGTTATCAAAATGATACTTACTTTTCTTTTTACTTTGTTCCCAACTGCTTATCATATTACTGTTACCCTTACGTCTGATGCCCCGTAATCTTGATAATACTCATTCGGTGGCAGTTCTATATTTAGCATCTTGCAAAGCATATGATTAGTTAACGGGACTCTACTTGGATACTTGTATGTTGCTTTGATGATGCCCTTATTCTGTTCTTTAATCTTAGTAGCCATTACTTTCAAATTCTGATAGTACTCACTATAGTCAGGATATGTAATCTCAAATTGACCGCACTTGACCCACCATCCTAAACAAGCATCATCGGGACGGTGTACTAAAATGATTGGACAGTCAGGCCAAGTTTCTTTAATGTAGTCAATGTGATTACTAAACACGTGTGACTTAATGATACGAACACCTTCACCAGTGAATGCTTCATCAAAGTCACGTTCTAATGTTTCTTTGTCATACATAGGAAGTCTGTGAAACAGTTTACCAAACTCCATTCCAGGATCATAGTATGCACCTAGATGCATTAGTTCATTTTTACCGGATGCATCATGGTAGTATGTTCTACTATCACTGTAATCAGATTGGTCTACGTTAGGACTATAGTAAATGTTCTTTACTACGCTACTCCACTTACTACCGGGGGCTCCTGCTACGAATATATATTTCAAGGTGTAACTTTCTTAGCTATCTGAATCCAATCTCTACGTAAAAGTGCCATACTAGCATGGACACCTTCTGGTGAATGTTCTTTAGTAGTTATGAACATTAAGTTCTCATCAAATTTTTCTTTTGCTTCTTTACTACGGATTGCAGGTACAAAGTTTTCCTGATACCATTTTTGTATCTCAGGACTTGTTCCTTTCGGCAACACTAAGTTCCAGCAACCATATAAGTTTAGTCCCGGAGCATACTTACTCATTAATGGTGCAGACTCTAAACCCTTCAATGGTACTTCACTTGCTAAACCAATAAGCTTAAGTTTTCCTGCTTTAACGTGAGGATAACCTACACCAACTGGGGTAACTGCGAACTCAGCATGGCCGCCCATAACATCTAATAGTGCTTGTGCAGGTCCTTTGTACATTGCTGTCTGCACTCTATCGCCACCGGGAACATTTAGTTTGTCAGTCAAATACTCAACTGCTAACTTATGTCCACCACCACCAATCGCAAAGTTGATAGGACGTTTCTTTTCACGTATCTCTCTAATCAAATCTTCAGGTGTATTGACTTTGCTGTTAGGATTAGCCCAGAATGCTAAAGGACTACGTGCGATATTAGCGACTGGTTCAAAGTCATATATGTTATATTTTAACATTTGTGGATACCAAACTTCAGCAGTAATCCATTGACTATTACAAGCAGGAACTGCTACAGTATGTCCATCTGTGGGCAATGTAGCAAAATGATTCATTGCAATATTACCATCTGCCCCCGCACGATGTTCTCTTTTAAAGGTTACCCCTGTCTTATTACTCACTATATCGGCTACAAAGAAAAATGATATCTCATTTCCTGCCCCCGGTCCGTTCGGGAATATAACTGTTATGGGTTTTGTTGGTTGCCATGCAAATGCAACTAATGGTATAAATGCTAATAATGTTAAAAGTTTCTTCATCAATCCTCCAAGAATAAATATGATGTGACTATTATTTAGTCCATCTTACAAAAAAATCATATGAATACTAAAATTTTTAATCTTTTACAAGAAAATTTACAACTTGCGTTTAATTTACCCAAGTATTCCAAAATTTCTATAACTGAACAAACAGTTGTACAAGACTTACCTTGGACACCCGCACGATATAGTAAATTTAAGGATGCAGTAGAAGCTGAACTACAACTACCCTGCGACTATGTGGGTTCACTGAAAGATATTGTCAGTGACTTATCAGAACGATATATCCTAAGATTTTTTAGTGAGATATGGAAACCTAGAACAGGTGACTATGAACACACAGGCTGGGAATTGGCAGATGAGATTAATAAACTAAATCCAGAGAAAGTGCTTGATGTGGGTTGCGGATATCATCCATTCAAGGGTCGTATTCAAAATATTATAGGAATTGATCCATACAATAATCAAGCCGACTATGAAGTTGATATATTAGAATATAAGGTAAAGCCAGAAAGCCACGATGTTATTATAGCTTTAGGGAGTATTAACTTTAACAGCAAAGATGAAATTGAAGCACGATTTAGTCATTGTGTTAATCTACTAAAGAAGGATGGGAAGTTTTACTTAAGAGCCAATCCCGGTATCTCACACAAGACAGGCCCTTATGTTGAAATATTCCCTTGGACTTTTGAAGTTGTGAATGAGTTTGCCGAAAAGTATAATCTTAAACTAGATACGTTTAAGAAAGATGCAAACGACAGATTGTACTTTGTGTACACAAAACTATAGCCAAAAAAATAGACCCCGAAGGGTCTATTTTACATTGTGGGTCCGTTCCCGTTTTTAAAACCAACACTTCCACCTTCACTTTCGATTCGTTTGATAACGTCCTCAAACAATATAGGTGTGTAATCTGTATGTTCTACACATACACAATGATAGCGTGTGTCAACTACGGGAATACCATATTTACCCACAGGTTCCATCATTACACGATTGGCGTGTAAGTGGCCGTGAATGTTAGTACCAAAACGTCCTAACGATTCAGTATGAATAGGTATATGACTTAATATCATTCCGTTCATAACGTGGTAGGCACGTAACTCTCGGAAGTATAATCTATATTCATCATCACGGAAGATATCGTGGTTGCCACGAATCAATACTTTATCTCCGTTCAAGCGAGACATAATCTTTAATGATTTCCTATTGATAACAACATCACCCAAGTGATATACTTTATCGTTTGGTCTAACTGTTTCGTTCCAACGCTTGACCATTTCTTCATCCATCTCATCTGGATCAGTCCATGGTCGCATCTTTGAACCATCGCTGTTTGTGAATCTACATACTCCGGTATGCCCGAAGTGTGTGTCACTTGTTAAAAATACTGCGGGCATATTATTTCCTTTATTTGGCATCCCCCCTAGGACTCGAACCTAGACTTACGGTTTTGGAGACCGCAGTGCTGCCATTACACCAAGGAGATATTTAATTCTTTCAATTTATTTATATAGTGAACTTGACCTTGACTAACAGTTGTGCGCCAGTCATTCAATGAATCACTATTCGCACCATCACTTACAAACTTATAACACAAAAATTCTATGTTATGTTTTTTACATACTTTTGCAATAGCGTATGCTTCCATATCTACTACATCAGCAGGTATAAGTAAGTTACTATCAGTGACAAAGTTATCACCCGTACTACAAGTTAATCCATCACCGTTATCAATGATAATAGTTTCTTCAAATGGTGTTTGTCCTGGTAGACTACCTAGCTCACAGCACATCATATCACGTTGAATAAACTTTGACACTTGATGAAATCCTGACTTAACAGTAATTCCGCCTGCAGTACCAAAGTTTATAACACGTTTAGGTTTGTACTTAGCAATACACTCTGCCGCGGTCATTGCGGCATTGACTTTACCTACACCAGTGTAGAAGACCTTCATACTAAATGATAGTTCAGGTGCTTCATCTTTAAGTGCGATAAGAATCAAATCACGCATTTTTTCTAATACGCTTTAAATAATCACGACCAACCAAACCTTGTTCAATTTCTTGAAGTGCAGTCACAATGGGACCTGCTTTGGTTACTAATGTAGAACGATGCCCACGCTTTAATTCTCTTACACGTTGTGAGGCGATAAGAACTAAATCAAAACGATTACCTACCATATTAACGGCATCTTCACTTGTGTATCTTGCTCTGCTTTCAGTCATATTTTCTTTCGTTGTTGTAAAACTTTGGAGCGGGATAAGAGGCTCGAACTCTCGACCTATACCTTGGCAAGGTATCGCTCTACCAACTGAGCTAATCCCGCAATTTGGTGGGTCGTGACAGGCTCGAACTGCCGACATTCTGCGTGTAAGGCAGACGCTCTACCAACTGAGCTAACGACCCAAATACTTTTAACCACCTTGGTTACTATCTTTAACTTCTGATTGACTAGCAATTTTTTCAAATGCTTCATCTTCGTTCTGTTGATCCTCAATTACTCTTGGATCAGGCTTGCGAAAAATATTATTCCAATTATTGTTAAACGTTTTTAAATCTACGCTATACGGTCTTGGAGTACTACCTTTGCTCACTTCTTATCTCCCTTACTGCCGCCCCCGAATGAACGTGAATTGCTTTTCTCAATTTCAACATAACTGCGAATAAAATCTCCACGCTTATGTGCATCACGAATAAGTGTTGCCGCACGTTTAACTGCTTGGGGTAGTTTAACTGCCCTTGAATCATAACCTCTACAAGTCATACTATTTCCTCTTTTAAAAACTTTGGTCGGAGTACAAGGATTCGAACCTTGGACCCCCTGGTCCCAAACCAGGTGCGCTACCAGACTGCGCTACACTCCGAATTAACTTGGTATCATATGTGGTATGTATGGAACATTTCGTGGACCATGTTTCTGTTCAAAAAGCTTCTTAGCTTCTTGTACATTAGGTGCAAAGACTTTATCTTTGGTATCACCTTGAGGTGTGCGAACTGTTGTTTCATACATTGGCATATAATTCTCCTAATTGGATGCGGGTGACAGATTCGAACTGCCGATGCTCCTGGCTTATGAGACCGAAGTGGTGACCAACCCTACCCGCGTAATTTATAAATGTACTTCTTTTTCACTTACAGAGCCAGTCTTATCGGCTGGGTGTGAAACACATTTATAAAGTGAGACTGCTACTACACCACATAGCCCAATCTCTGAGTTGTTACCCTGTCCCCGTTTTTTTCTATATAGACAGGTTAGCGTCCTGCCTTTGTGATTTTCAAGTCGCCCCGAAACGAGCCTTGCAGTAGATCCAATGCACTGTGCTATTATGGTGTTGCATATACCTAACTCTGTTACGTTGAGTTAACACGGGTTTCTTGGTGGAGGAGACAGGGATCGAACCTGCGACCTATTGCTTGCAAAGCAACCGCTCTCCCAACTGAGCTACACCCCCAATATTCTTTTGGTGCCCTAGGTCGGACTCGAACCGACACGTATCTCTACGCCAGAACCTAAATCTGGTGCGTCTACCAATTTCGCCACCAGGGCATTCAATTCAATAATGATTATAACAGAAAACTATTTATCTGTCTACTATGTTTGGGTAATATGGAGCGGGGTAACAGAATCGAACTGTCAGCATTAGCTTGGAAGGCTAAGGTATTACCACTATACGAACCCCGCAAAAAAGCCCACAGAACTTAGTGGGCCTTTTGTATGTGTGTGAAAGTTTTATTTTCTATCAAAGGCCCAAAATAAAACTCCTAGAGCAACAAGACCTACTAGACCTTGACTACCCAATGCTGTCACAAACTTTAATACATTACCTAAAATGTCTAAGCCAATGAATGGCACTGCGGCTCCGAAAATGATTTGTAAGATTACACCCACTGCTAATAACTTGATACCTAAGTCAACTACGTGCCCTAGAAATCCACCAGCAATATCGAATGCATTATTCATTTTTTCCATGTTTTTGTTTCCTTTCACAAACTAATATTTACCTCTTTGTGAGGGCTAAAAAACATATTCTCTTTACATTATTAGACTATTCTTATTACACAATAAGTCTATATATTTGGAGTAGGTGACAGGAGTCGAACCTGCATAGCACGGATTTGCAATCCGCTACCTAACCATTCGGTACACACCTACATAAAAGCATATTGAAACACACTAACTACCTTGGTATGTACTCAAGTTCAATGAACCGCTACGACCCTATCTTTAATGTGCTTCAATA